CGACTCCCTAAGAAGACCATATTCTACTTTAACTTCCGAATAAAATTCCACCCATTCCATTCTTAATGCGAAGCACCTGATAGGAGAGGGCCATCACCGTGAGCTCCTGATTCGCTGGTCGCGCCGTGCCCTTCTCACACCCTCGCAAGATGAGCTTTGCTGAGTCTAGGCGCGAGAAGTTCGTGGTACCGTTTGGAAAGTATTCAGAGGCATCGAGACCAAAGTGGTAGGCAAAGAACCTCGTGTAAAAAGGGTAGGCGTTTTCATTTTCAAAGCTACACGCCCCGTATCTGGATTTAAAGTAATTTTGTGCCGTGTGGAAATAGGTCGGACTCATGTCCTCGAGAAGTGGTTGGCCGTTGAGGAGAATGTCCGCGCTCTTGAACGTGAACCGGTCCGTTTCCCCATCGTTGTCTGCGGACATGGCACGGAACCCCCAAAACAACGATTTGACCGGGTGGCAGAATGCAGAAATGTCCACCGCATTGTACCCGCCCTCCTGGGTCGCGTTGTCGAGCACGGTGTCCAGAGGTGCGCTCATGGTCTGCACCTGTGTTATCAGAAGGTCCATCGGGCGCGCGATCATTTGTTCTCGTTCACGCGTGTCGAGGTACACGTAGTTGGCGTAAACTTTCATTCTTTTCTGCGCCGGTGTCCTGTTCATGGTCGTAAAGTTCCCCGCCTTGAAGTTCACCCTGACCTCAACCTCGTGGTACGCCAGGTTGCACAGTGGGAGAAAGGCGCCGTGGTCACAAAAGAAAAAGTGAAAGGGGAGAAAGTTAATGTCTGTGTCTGATATTTGATTATTAATTTGAGTACTCTTCGTCCACGTGTCCGCGAGATACAGGGTCCAGATATCTGAGAGGTATTCAAAAGGGTGGCTGTCCACTTTTTGCCCACCCACGTAGAGGTCGATGGTGGATTCGTAGAAGACGTTGGCGGCGTAGTGCCCCTCCACCCACATGGCATTGATGATGTCCCCATCCGATGGAATTTTAAAGGTCCACGTGTTCTCGTCGAGGGTGGCGATGTGTTTCGGGGCTTGTGAAAAGTTGGTGTGCCTGGTATATTTCATACGAAAATAGGAAACATCACTGTCATCATTGGTGATGTAAACATCCTGAGCCCCCTTGCTCACAAGAGAAATCAATGGCCCAGACATTTATACTATAAATAAACATTTTCCCTGTGGTAGTTCGGAGGCGGCAGGGTCGGGGTCTCCACCTTTGCCGTGAATTTTAAATCCACCCGCCTTGTACACTTTCAGTCGTTTGTACCACATGGCGGTGAGTAAACTCCACTGGTCGCTCACGTCATAGATGTGTGGGTTGTTCTTCTTACCCTTGGTTTCTCTCATGACACGACCGATGCTCTGTTGAATATCACTCTTCGGGGTGGAGAGGATGACCGTGTCTAGTTTTGGAATGTCCAAGCCTTCGTGGGCCTGACTAAAGGTGGCGATGATGATTTTCTTCTCGGCACTCGCGTCGAGGTCTTTTTGTTTCATGCCACCCATGTAGAGTCCTGATGTCTTTGGAAAACATTGATGTAAAAGTTCACAGTGTTGACGTCGGTCGCTCAACACGAGCAGCTGGCGACTTCCCGCCGATGCTTTTTTTATCAGCTCCACTAACATTATGTTCCTGTCCCGACATTCCACGAGTTCGGTGATCATGTTCACCAGTGAGATTTTACCGAATCTCGTGCACGGCGGGGGATTTCTAAACATGGGGTGTTCATACTTTACGGCGAAAACTTCCACCTGTGCCTGATTTTTCCGTTCCACGGCAAAGAACGTCGGTCCCATGAACCAGTGAAGGACTTTCGTGAGGCCATCTTTTCGTTCGGGTGTGGCGGAGAGCCCGAACACGTGCCGGGGACACATTCTGAAAAGGGACTGGCTGAACACTTTTGCACAAATGTGATGGGCTTCATCCACGATGAGCGTGCCCACGCTGTCAAACTCTCCCACGTCGTACTCTTTGAGTGAGAGACTTTGCAACATGGCGATGACGAAATCGCACTGCACCTCTTTTTTGTTTTGTTGTACCCGCCCTATGGTGGCACCTGGACAGAATTGCCGAATCCGCTCTTCCCACTGACCCGCCAGAAACTCTTTGTGCACCACGATCATGGTGCGATACCCCAGCTTACACGCTATCGCCAACGCTACCGTGGTCTTGCCGTACCCGCACGGGAGTGAAAGAACTCCGTGACCTGCTTTGAGAGCTGACGCAAGAGCCTCGTTCTGGTGGGTGCTGTCTCGAAGGGTGCCGTGGAAGGTGAGGTTGGCTTTGGCCGGTTCGGGGCGCCGGTCTTCTCGAGGAGCGCCAATTCGAGTAGTTCCGTAGAATCTTGGAACGCACACTCCATTCTTAGTTTTCCTATAAACTCTAAAAGGCGGTGGAGGGAATCCAAAGTCTCCATTCACCTCGGGTCTTACCGTGAGTTCTTTTTTTATTTCGGACAGGGCACCTTCGGTGGTGATGTACCCATTTCTCGTGAGCATTTAGTAGATTAAAGGGAGTTTAACTTTAATTTATTAAATGACGCTCGTGAACGTGCGTGAAAAAATTGATGCATTGATGGCTGAAAAAAAGGATATCGAAAGAATGCTGGGGATTTATATTGAATTTTTGAAACATGGGTTCGATGAAGTCGACGAACCTGACGCCTTACCTAAAGACCTGTCGCAAACTGTGTCATAGGTGTGCCCGCTCTGGTGGTGCGCAACGGTCGGAGTTTTATCGCAGCTCGCAGCTGGTTCGCGGTGACTCTGTATCGCTCACCCGCGCTGCTGCTTAAAATAGTATCGGTCGAACCCATGGCTCCACCGTTGTTGTACCTTTGTAAATTCTCAAGGTTTCTTTGGTTCTGGAAACGATATCTCTGACCACTGTTCGACGTTAAAATGAGCTGACTCGTGGTGCGACGCGCGCTGTTGAGATTTCCACCCATAGCGCTCGTGGGCGGGATATTAATCACAGGTGCCTTACCTCCAGCCGTCGCGTTGCCTCCACCTCCGTTGTTGTTCGGCGGCCCTAACAGACGCCTGAGGGGTACGCTCGCAAGTTTCCCCAGAATCGCATCTCGACCGAGAGGACCAACGATGGGTAAATCCATGACCCACCCTAACATGTTCGTCAACGAGCGCACGACGGCCCCTTGGCTCAATTTACGAAATTTATTGAATGCGACGTTCACACTCGTGACTCCAACTGCGCGTTCGGTCACAATTTTCAAATACACCAATACTTTCGTGAATGCGTCAGAGTTTTTAAGAATCTTGTATTCAGATTTATATTCAGTGCCTGTTAATAAAATTTTTGCAATATCAAAGAATGTTTGCGCCGCACCCCACACACACACTTTGTAGGTCACCACGCCCAACGCCATTTCTCGCCACTTTTGTGAAAACACCCAACGTAACATGGCTTTCACTTTCGTCGATTTTTCATTCCAAATCACTACCGAACGGAGCAACACCATGAACAAGAGGCTCGTCGTGAACGCGTGTACGGATTTGTACCCAGGTTTAAAATAAATTTTAAACTTTTCGATGCGACCAACGATTTTATCATCCTTCATCAATGTGAGGATATCGGATGAGGCGACGTTGGTGAGATTGGGGATCATCTTATTGACAACCTGTTCTCCAAAGTAATAATTTATCGCAGCGAGCACAGTGACAAACAAAAGTTTACCATCGAGATTTTTGAATGCCTCGTCAAAAATACTCCACATGTTCACGAGCCCCTGTGCTCCCATGGAAGCCATCATACGCACCGCACCTTGCGCCGCACTCACAACCTGTGTACGCCTTCCCTCACGCGCTGCGGTGCGTCGGGCATTCACGAGAATATTTCGTCGCCCTTCTGACCCAGTTGCTCTCAGCTGAGCCTTATACCTCGCCTTTTGATCTTTGTTGAGATTCCTGAGACGGTTCACTTCTTCCTCATTAGAGTTCATTATCTAATATGTGTGTATATTTTTAATTTTCCACGAGTGTCCTGTATGGTTTCCCGCGGCCCACACACCCGTGTATGTGATTTCGACGTCCACTTTGTCCCCAACGTTCAATGACTGCACGGGTTTCGCACCCGTCACGGGACACATCACGCGTCTATATCTAAAAGGTACTTTGACGACGAGTGTATCATGAAAAAAGTCCTGGTAGACGAAAGCGTCTTTCGAAAGTTTATACACATTTTTCTTTTCTATCGATGTGATGTATTCAGCCACCTTGGGTGGTACATGAATACGGATGTACTTTTTGTCGTTGTGCTCATGCATGCGTTCACGAATTTCACCTGTGAATGCGAGCATATCTCCTAGTAAGTAAAATGATAAAAACTATAACCAAAACGTGCGAAATTCTCAACGAGTCCAGAGGTTGTCGCGTGCCAAAGTGCTGGTGTCCGAACCGTCGCGCCACCTCGACCGCGGCTTCCAACGAGGCGTAGGGTGTTTTCCGCGCAGACATCATCCCACAGAGGGCCACGCGAGAACACGCACCGAAAAACGGGAGTCCCGCACACAAACCGGAACTTTGTTGGAACGTCCAACGCCGCCCATTCCACGTGGATCCCCACCCGATGCGGACGTTCTCAGGTGGTGGCACCCGCAACTGGTTGAGCACCTCCATCTTCAACGCGTCCGGGTCGCTCGTGAGAATCTCTTCCGTGAGGTGGCATATCACACACGAGAGGGTCTTCCCGTCGGAGAGGACCCTCGGTTGCAGTTTCCAAGGGGTCTCGACAGCCACCTGGAGGTCATCTCGAACCTCTGGGGCGCCATCGGGGTAGTCCAGAAGAAGATTGATGCACCCGTAGGTGCGGTCTTGGATGCGCGTCGACGCATCGGGTCCCCAATTTTCCCCGACGAACTCGATGGCTGGACTGTGGTCCACACAGAGCACGAGAAGGTCTTTCGTGAGTTTCGTGCCGTCAGAGAGCGTGGCCACGTAGTTGTCATCATCCTTGGAAAAGGTGAGCCCATCGAGGGAGACGCCAAATTTAAAAGAAACTTTGCCAGTGTCTTCGAGGGCGCGTTGCATCTGGTCACACATCACTTTTCCCGACACCCGCTGGGTCCACTGTCCGGAGAAGGCGACGTGATTCACGCTTTGGACGAGTTCGAGGGAACTCATGGTGTCCCACGTGACCCCATCGATGACGAGGGGGAGGTGTTCCATGAACTTTTCACCCGACGGGGAGAGTCGTCCTTCGAGCACCGCCTTCAAGGTGCGGTCTTCGCGGGCCACAAATGGGAGTGTGAGCAGGGCGAGGTAATCTCTGAATTCCAAAGTCTTGAACATGTACCCAAAAACCTGGTCCTGGTGTCTTTCGAAGAGGGTGTCCCAATCCATGCCCATCTCCGTGAAGAGGTTGTGTGCGTTCACCCACGCGTTGTCGAAGAGGATGCGATGGGCGTGTAGGTCGCGTCGCGCTAAGCTGGGTTCCCACCACGAACCACCCGCGGCGGGTTTCCGGTCGTAGACGGTGACCTGATGGTCCGCATACTTTGCAAGTTCCCATGCGAGGGCCATGCCAGTGGGGCCGGCGCCGACGATGTGAATCATAGTATTTACGTATAAATTTTTCCTTCGTACATGACATAAAAAATACTCAAAAGCACAGTGACTAGGGTTTGTAAGTCTACGTACTGTCGACCACTGTACAAGATGAAGATGTTGAGGAGGGCGTGCATTGGTAAGGTACGTTCCTCACCCCACCGCGTGTAGTACGCAACGGTCGCCGCCATGGACACCAAGAGGGCGTTAAAGAAGGTTGTGCGCGACGGGTAGCGGAGGAACCACTCCACGTAGAGCAGAGCTAGGTAGCTGATGAACACGGCACGTTTGCCAAATTGTTGTGGAGACTCCACGATATCAAGTGGTTCTCTGCGCACCAATTTCGCAATCCAGTGTGGTCCAAGGATGAGATATGAAAAGTACAGCACTAAGAAGAACATTAATTTAAGTGAACATAATTCTTTCACGCAACCGTCTCAAGAGGTAGGGTGTGAGTTCCCACAGGCTTCCATAGGGCACGTACACGTAATTCGTTCCTGGGTGGTGCATGCCCATGAGTTGCGCCACCTCCATGCCGTGCGCCTGCGCGTACACCATGTCCTCGAGGTTGTGCGTCGCCACGATGCTGTGCGCGCGCGGTACCGAGCGCACGAGTTCCAAGCCTTTCCTGAACGACCGGTCGACTTCTTTCTTCGTGGAAAACACCGAGTCTTGTTGCGTGCGGAGATAGGCACCACGCACGAGTTTTACCCCCAAGTGTACACCAGTCTCAATATCTCGCGTGAGCTCGTCGAAAGCATCGACGCGATACATTTGATATGTTTTGTACACCGTGGGTGGTTGATTCGGGGTGTTGTACATCTCCATGAGGTCCAAACACATCTCGGGGTAGAGCACGTCTTCGGCGTCGATGCACACCCGCACCCCCCTCTGTTTCGCAGTCTTGATGACGCTCTCGGCACACTCCCGAGCGTACGATGGGTTCTCCCGGCTTCCAAAGGAGGTGAGTTTTATGGCACACATGGCATCCACAGGTAAGGCTTTCGTCATGATGTTCGTTTTCATGAGCACGTCTGGCACGTCGGAGAGACGACAATTTTCCTTGGCGTAGTCCACGATGACTCGGGCACCTTGACGGTAGACTTTTTCAACGACGCGTGAAAGTTCAAAGTTTAAGGCGGCATATCTCAACATATTATATTATTCATTACATTTTCTTTACTCATCGGTATTTTCAAAACATCAAAAAGGTCGGCTTGTGTGTACACAAGGGTATCTGGTGGGAGGTCGGCACGGGACACTGACGTGGTTTGCAACTGCTGGGGCAAGCTTCGATGGCAGTGGTAGTACCGACGTCCAACGCGTTGCACTGGAAGAAGTTCGAGCACTGCGACGGGTACATGAGATTCTTCTACGGGGTTATCTCTCTGGGTGATTCGAGACACGAGACACTGCTTCTCGTACTCCGTGAGCGTGCCTTCGTCGTAGAAGAAATCACTTCGTAATAAAAAGTCCACCACGGACTCGTCTACACAAGGAGATATTTTGAAATAATACCGGTCCGAATACCGCACCCGACCCGTTCGCATCTGTCGTGTTATGGTGTACGGCTCGTAAATATTGGCAATGGCGCACCAGTGGCCATCTCGCCTCTCCGCTATGTCTCCAGGTTTCAGGTGTGCATACCTTTGTATCTTCTTGGACCCCTCATGGATGATGTGTTCAAACATAACATCGTGCGACGTCCATTTTCCCCACTTTTCTACATTTTTATTCGTCAACGAATCAACCTGCCAGTGGTGTCTACTCCATAACCTGTCTCGATAGGCTTTTTGTTTTTCCACGTCGTCTGGATGCATGGTTTGCGCGATGCGGTCCTTGAGTTGTTCCATGCCCTCAGAGTGAATCTTCTAATTCGACAATGTTTCTAAAATACCGGTGAAGATCTTTCATGAATCTTTTATTATTCTCGAGCACTTCACACTGGGGCTTATTTTTATAAATCCACGCCAAGTTGGATTTCGAATACTTTGTGGATTTCTGATTTTCGTTCGGGCGACGTGGGACGATTTTTGACGTCTTTTTTTTGGTTGAAGTCGAGGTCGAGGTTTCCGTGCGACGGGTGTACGAGAGCGCTTGCATGACTGTGTCGGCGAGGTCATCCTTCTTTTTCGACGACGTGAACGTTGGAATCCAGTGCGCATTCGCATCGCCGGTGTGAATGAACTCTTTACACCTATCTATGGACGTCTTTTTTCGTTTTAGGTATTGCGCGCGTCCCGGACCAGCCACGTCGGGAATCTTGTGTCGCGCGTCGTAAATGATCGTCTCTTTCTCCGGATTTTTAATCACAAAGTAGGCGTGCAAAAAGTTTTCAACCGTTTTCATTTTTTTATTTCGGTCGGGTTGTTTCTCTATGAGAGTGACATCGGCTTCGAGAGTCCAAGGTCGATCGTCGAGGTGTTTTCTCAAAGACACGTACACACCGTCTTCGTGTTGTGGTGGAATGCCACTGACATCCCACTGTTCGATGACATTTCCGGCGTCGTTGAGTAAACACATGGCGAGGTTTCTTATGCCCACGTCAATGGAAAGGATTTTCATGAATATTTAAAAAACAGTTCTTCTATTTAAGCCCTAATGCCGATACCATGGCGATTATGATGACGGCGACGCAGCACAGTGCAGAGAGCCACCAGTTTTGTGTCAGGAATGTAATCAGGTCAAACCCACCACTGGCGGCGGCGGCGGCGGCGCCGGCGGCGCTATCCGCGATATCCTTAAGACCGTCCACGGCGTCATCGACGTCTTCGAGGGCTCTGTCAAGGGCGGTGAATGGGTTGTTCGTGTCGTACATCATACAGAGGAGGACCATACCGGCACCGATTTTCATCCAGTGCTTACGAAGAACCGTGGCACCCTCAATGAACATATCCGCCGGGAGCATACCCAACTTCCTGGCCGCCTCCTTGATGTCCGGGACGGCTTCAGCGAGGTCGGCAGAGGCTTCGACGGCATCGTCGACGTTGTTCTTGGCCAGCCCCGTCTTGTCGGCGAGTTTCTGAGACACATCGGTACCCGCTTCGCCAAGTTCGTCGATAGATTTGGTCAAAGACGCCTTTTTAGTAGCCGGAGTCGTGGCAGCGTCCACCGCTCGTCTGTCTGCAAGCGCCGTGCCACGCGGACCCGGCACCTTCGCCACCGCGACCTGGGCCTGACGAGTCTTAAACACGGCTGCCTGTGCATCGGTCGCGTTCATCCCGTTTCGCGTGAATGCAGCGCTAAGAACATCATCATTCAGACCGCTTCCGAGACGAGGTGCGAGGTCCGGGTCCAACTTGAACAAGCGTGCCATCTGGACATCGTCCAAGTTTTTAGCCAGCGTCTTCACGAGGTCGTCGTCAATGTTTTTTAACACACGAACGATGACGTCATCGTCGAGGTTCCTGGCCACAAGCTGAAGTGTTTCGGAGTCCAACTTTCGCACGATGGAACTGTAATCGATATCATCAAGCGCGCGGAAAACTGTGGACATGTTGGATCTACTGAGACCTTTCAGGTAGGTCCTCAGACTACCGGCGTCAAAATTCTTAATGACCGACGCCATGCTGTATTATCATAATACTAGAAATTAAAATTTACTGAAAAAATCACCCACACGGTTGCCGAACTCGATGGCCTTCCGAGTCACGGTTTTACCAAAGATGGTTTCTGCGATACCCTGACCTTCCCGGAGTTCGCAATCGTTCTGCGCGGCGTTGTAATTGAGTACAAACTGACTACAGAATGCCTGGTTGTAGTTGCACAAACCCGTTTCGGTGTTCATTTCCACCCCGGTGTGCCCGTCGGCCACGTTCCAACAATGTTCGATAACACCCGCGTAGGGCATCGCGAGGACAAGCTTTTGGGGGAGGCGTCTCTCGACGACGTTGGGTTCACCCACACGGCCTGGGTTACTCGTGTCGAGAACTCTGTACTTGTCGGTGTACATGGCCACAAATGGTGTGTAATCTTCTGGGGTGAGCTCTTCTTCATTCGTGATACAAATTTCTGCGTACTGGTCCCACTTGCACGCGGGGTCTTCGTTGCACGGATCAATGTTGACGTTTTTGGGCTTTTCAACAGTTCCCTGGTTCGCATCACCACCTGTGCCGATGGTTTCAATCGCGCTTCCCACTGTATCCTGTGGTTGCTCTTCGTTATATTTTTCCAAACATTCACCACCACGTCCGAATCCACCAAATTTGATGTGTTCATCCCTGTGTGCTGCGTTGTAGTCCGTGGCGCCTTCCTCGCTAAGCGTCACCCCAAAGCGTCTGTAGGTGGACATGAATGGTACCTTTTCAATCTTGGATTCTTTGCCGTTCTCCTTGAAAAAGTCATAAATAAAGTTGTCCCGCTCGATGCGCTTCACGCTCGTAATCAAAGAGAAATTGTCTTCAATCATTTTTGAAATGTCTTCGGATGTTTTTGTACTGTCTTCCGTGACCTCACCCGTGAGCATGTACACGAAGGCGTCCACGAGGTCGTCGTCTTTAAAAAGTTTCAGTGCATCCGGAAGGAATTTAGCCATGTATTTCTCCGTGAACGCCTCTTCCAGGTCAGGGAATGCTAGGAGCAGTGGGAAGGTGAGTGGGTAGTCCGTGCGTGTTTCTGGTTCAGACTCTAATATGCCCTTACGCGTCTCCACATCGATACTGTTTCTGATGTTTCTAGAGACGGTGTTTGGTTGATACTTGTCGTAGCCGAAGGGGTCTATGAGGTCGAGCGTCATGCTCACCATCTCTAACACTAATACCAAGGCACCGATTGGTCCTCCGACGAGGGTCACCGCTTTACTAAAGAGGCGGCGACCACCCATCTTAATGGCTGTACGCATGCTCGTCTTCGCGGCAGCACTGACAGCACCCTTTGACACCGTACGCACCGCTTGTCGCGTGGCCGTGGTGGACACCTTCGTGCCCCGCACAAGTTGCCCGGTGCGTTTGGCCGCCTTGTACAGCGTGGACACAGTTTTTGAAAAAATGTACGATATCATAATCTCTCGAACAATGCCTTCGGTGATCATGAGACCCTGTTTAAATTTCGAAATCTGTTCCTCCGTGAGTTCACAACACCCATTCTCACCCACGACCGTCGTGCCTGGGCACGGAGGGGCTAACACACATTCCTGGTCGTACTCTTCGTTCACAATTCGACGAAGTTCTTCTGCATCTATGCCGAGAAGGTCGGCATCGGTCTGTGCCCGTTCGTTTTGTTCTTTGATGTACTGCTCTGCAGTCATGGTGGTGCTGTCTTCTGCAGCCTTCTTCTTGGATTCATTCACCACGATGAATACTAGAATCACTATGAGCAGGACACCCATGCCGATGACTAGAATTACATTCGACTCCATTAATTAAAGGATATATTTTTTTATTCTTTATGTGGTGTTGGTGGTGCTGTCACGATTTTGAAGGGACCCCACTTGAGATGCCTAAAAAGTACGACGAACGTCGGCGCAAATTTTATACATGTGGGCGATTTTGTTCTTGGTCGTGCATGAAAGCCTTCGCGATAGACAACTATGGGGATAATTTCGGTGGGCGCATCTGTGGAAACATCATCTGCATGCGAAAACAGATGTTTGGGTTAGTCGGTTCCGTGCGCATGGCACCGAAGCGGTACGAGCTCGTGAATTTCGGGGGCACGATGACGATAGACGAATTCAGAAAGCATGCATTGGTGGACACCGGTCGCCCGAAACCAATAGACAGCGAATCTGAAAGAGAAATGTATGTATCCCAGGTTTCAACCCCGAAAAGTGTGGTGGAAGAAACCTCTGATGATTTATTACTCAAGAGGAAAAAACCTTTGCAATGTTCTCATAGTTCTTTAGAGTCCGCGCTCGGGTTGCGAATCAAACCCAAACAGTTTTCACAAGCATCTTCGTAGACGAATTGACACTCGGTGCACTCGTGAAGAATTTGAATTTGTTTAGGTGGCAACAATCCTTCATTATATTTTTGAAGCTGATGTGCCGTGTAAATGCCGTATTTCACGATTTGTTCGATAGACGGGAATCCCATACTTAGTTTTTAAAGTCGTGTAATCTTTATTTGAGACATGGGATGCAACCCTTCAACTTCATGACCCCCGCGAAACCATCCACGATGGCTGGCACGACAGACTTGAGCATGGTTTCGAACTCGCTGTCTTCTTCACCCTTGTCGATTTGTTCGATGAGGTGGTTGAGAAGACCGATGACGAGCTTCTTTTTTTCAGGACCCGGCAACTTTTTGAGACCCGCGGCCATCATCATCAGCTTGGCCACGACCGGTGGAATGTCTTCCTTCGTGAGTCCGTCGGCGATGTAGATGCGTTGAATGTCGTCGACGGTGTTCACAACCTTCTTCGTATCAATTTTACCCTCAAATTTGGCGAGGATGGCGTCCATGTTTATATATTTAATGTTGAGATAATATATAAACATGAATGTTGACAATTTTCTCGCGGGCACAGCCGTGAGTCTGGGTCTGTACCAAATGTACGACCGCCTGGAAGACGTGGAAAACCTCTCATCGAGATATCTCATGATCGGCATCCTGGCAAACATTCTTTGGATTTTGTATCAGGCAAGGAAGGGGGCCAACTATTCTGCGATGTACACAGGAGTTGGACTCGTGTTCCAATTGTATGCTCTGAACCAAGTACTTTTAAAAGAGGTGCGTTCGGATGACTCGCGACGAAACTGAGCAGCTTTAACAAGTCCACCTTTTCCTGGAACGTCAGTCTTCCCACCCTGCGCATCACGTAGGCTGCGACGACTCCAAGGATGTAGAACGCATCGCGCATCCTACTTTACACAAAAGCCAGGAAAAAACTACCGAGGAAAATGGCAGCGACGGCGATGGCCATGTACACGCCGTTGTAGAACTTTTGCGTGTCGTCGGAGTTGCCACACTTTTTCATGGCGTCGGCGATGAGCGCCGTACCGACGAGGGTCATGAGGCCGTAGGCCACGACGTAGCCCGCCGCGTCCTTCTGGACAATCTTACTGAAGAGGAGCGTCGCTGGAACGGTGACGGCGATCGTCAAGGTGTGGGTGAGGAACGCTTGAACGGTTTCCTTGTTCTTGAACTTTTCGTCGGAGCAGTCCTTGATAATGCCCTGACCGGTGAGCGCGGCCAACACGTACATCACCGCGAGCGGGGTGATCATCGTAAACACTGGCATGAACCCGAGCTCGGTGTTCAACTGCTTGGAGTTGATTTGCTGAGCAATCTTATATAATCTGTCCGTCACGGCAGACATGATGGTATACTATTTCTCCAGAAATAAATTTTCATAGCTGTCGACCCAAAGGATGGGTAAGTCCTTGAACCACGTGTACATGATGGGGTTTTTGACGACGATGGGGATGACACCGAGGGCAAGGGCTTCCCACGTGCGATGGCAGTCCACCCCGTTGCCTTCTGGGCTCGCGCAGTACTTGTGCTGTGCGAGGTCTTCGATGTATTCTTTCCACAATCTATTTTGATTCTTTTGGTGCCCCTGCGCCAGAAGGGCCCGCTCACACGCGCGACGCGCCCCTGGGTTGCTCTGGACGTTAAAGTTGAAATACAACAACTTTGTCTTTGGTAGCGCCGCACACTTCTGAAGATGTGCTCTGTCGGTGCGGCCCCACTTCGCGCCTTCAAAACTTAAAGGAAGACCGAGGGTTTTTGGGTGGGGGGACATGTTGCATCCACGCCACTGCACCAGGTGTGGGTGTTCCAAAATGCGTTGCACCCCACCACTGGTGTGGTCGGATTCGTGAGTCACGAGTTCAAACGGGGCTTTGATTTCTGGTAAAATTTTAGCGACAAAGTAATGTATCCAGTCCATCTTCGTGAAGAACACTCGACTTTTCCTTATGAGTTCCACATCTGGGTGTGGTGTGCCGACCACTATGAGATTTTTAATTTTTTTAAAAATTATTGGAAACTGATGCAGATAGCTCCATTCATAAATACATACATCCGAATTTTCAATCAATTCTTCCCCAGTGAGTGTATCCATTAAAGATTTAGTGTCAATTACTTTCTAAACCATGTTGGCACTCATGTATTCCCCAGTCGCGGTCACCTGTGGTGAACCGAAAAAACTCAAAAAGTTCCGCAAGCGCCTCGCCAGGGAGCGTCGCGAAGACCTTCAACGCATGGCGGACAAGATTCACGATATCGCCGAAGATGAAAAGAGACGTTCGAAAGAATTGCTTCGCGAACATCGAGAATATTTCGAAGACAACAAGTCCAAGTCCAAGGAAACCTCTATCGACTTTTTCGAGAAGTGAAGGCGAACCACGCCGCCATCACCGTAAAGAGGCTCATCAAGACTTTATCATCCTGCTCCACTGCTAAGATGGCGCTCAACGTGCTGTAGAGTGCAAATCGCACCTCCCTCTGGGTGCGGTCCAAAGACCGTTTCATAGCAGTCCTGCTCTTCTCCAAATTCAGGACTGCTGTACTTATGTTTTTGATTCTCGTCGGCATCTCGCTCGTCGTCTGTAGCATACCCCTGAGGTCAATCGCCTGCGTCACCTGTGTCTTCACGATGGGTTCCAGGTATGTGTAATAATTAAAATCAGGATCCAACTTTAAACATATTCCCTCTACCAATGAAAATGCCTTGGCCAGATAGATGAATGACGACGGCAGGATGAACGGTTTCTCTCGCGCCAGGTTTGCGATGATTTCATCATTCATCAGATCTTTCACATCCAGTGTGCCCAGATAGTCCAAGATGGTGTCGAAAAAAACTTCAATGTCTCCCAGGTCGGTGCCCACGGGGATGATGATTTTGAGCGCCACCAGGACTTCGACGATTTTCTTCGTGTCCTTGTTGATGATGTGCACCAGGAGTTCTACGAAACCCTGACGGAGTTCTTCACTGATAGGAATCACGAGACCAAAATCATAAAACACGAGACGACCTTCGGGGAGGAACCCAACGTTTCCAGGATGTGGGTCGGCGTGGAAAAAGCCGTGGTCCATGGTTTGCATGACGTAGCTGCTGATGAGCGCTTCGCACACCTTTTTCTGGTTCACACCTTTGGTTTGGATGTTCGTGAGTTTTTCAGACGGCACGTACTCCATGACGATGACATTCGGTGACGACAGGTTTTCGTAGACGCGTGGAACTTTCACCCATGTATTTTTTTTAAAATTGTGTCGAAATACGATGGCATTCTGTACCTCTTTGCGGTAGTCCGTCTCCCCCAAGAGGTTGTCGATGGATTCATTGAGGACGTAGCCCGACCCCGTGCCCGTGTCCACGCCCATGCGTTCGAGAAAGGCGACAATGTTTTTCACATTGTCCATATCCATCTTCATGATGTTGTAAATGTCCGGACGTTTCACTTTAACGATGACGTCCTCACCAGTCACGAGTTGTGCTCTGTGTACCTGTCCAATGCTCGCAGATTTGAACGGCTTTTCATCGAAATAGGAAAAGTGTTTTTGGTTTACGTATTTTTTTATTTCATCGTATGCCACGGGAGGGACGTCGTCTTGGAGACTCTCGAGTTCACGACAAAAGTCCGTCGGATAGAGGTCCCCTCTCGTCGAAACGATTTGACCCAATTTCACAAAGGTTGGACCTAAGTCGAGTAACTGATGTTTTGTCCATCGCCCGACGACGGCTTTATTTTTAGTCGTTGCATTTTTGACCAAGAATTTAGCAGCAAATTGCCATGTTTTGACTTTTTGTACAGGTGAGGGTGTCATCCTTAATGTATGTTCATTTTTTTTTCTCGCCATTTTATAAGATGTCCAGTGATGGAGACGTCACACTCATACTATTTTTAGTCATGGGTGGTGTGTCCGCTGTGGCCACAGCCGTGGGTGGGTATTTTAGCACTCGCAAAGAGGAGTGTCAGGCGGCGTTCACACCCTGGACCCCATGCACAGACGAGTGCGACACAGAACCTACGAGGTCCCGCAAATATGTCATACAAAGTGGAGCGAGTGCGTGTCCATATATCGACGGTTACACCGAGACGGAGTCCTGTGGTCCAGTGACTCCGTGTTGCGAAGTTGAGAGAGACTGGGCACCAGAGGGTACGTGTAGCACTACAGGTTTACAGAAGTTTACTCGGACACTGCGAGAACGTGAGACGGGGGCGTGTGAGGACTTTCCAAAAGAAAACTTCGTCCCATGTTGTTTCGAAAAAGGTGACTGGGCCTTGGATGGTTCGTGCGGTGAACACACCTCTGGAAAGCAGAGATACAAACAAACAACCACTGGGTGTCCGGTTGACAAAGAGTACAAGTACGAGGATTGTGCCCCGTGTGTGGGTGCATGGAGTAACGAGATTCCGACTTCGTGTCCCACGGGTTGTGGATTCGGTGGGGAGACGTTCACGAAGACATGGAACGTGATTACCGAGAAGATTGGTACGGGGACGTGTCCACACGTGAACGGCTTTGTGGAATCCTTAGAGTGTGACCCCACGACACTCTGCCCTTGTCCAGGTAACTGGTCTGCGTTCCCCTCATGTCCCACAGAGTGTGGTCAGCCACAAACGACGGTGTATAGGTTCTGGCAACCTGGATCCAAGGATGGTGGGAAGAACTACCAGTCGTGTCCCACGAGTGATGATCCCAAGATATGCCCAGCCACCCCCTCGTGTTGTGTCCGCACGGAGTGGACCCCATCGGGCCAGTGTGAAAATGGTCAACAGAGACAAATCAGAACGGTCGTGTCCTGTGCCGAAGACACTGACACGATGCGTTTTTTGCCGTGTTGTGAGTATACCCCATGGACGCCGTCGGGGCAGTGTGAGAACGACTTACAAGCACAGGTGCGAGAGGAGATTGAAAATACCGGTCCGGAGTGTGCCAAAGAAGAAGACATCGTACTGGAGCAAACTTTGGCGTGTTGTCCTTACAGTGCATGGGCGCCGTCTGGACAGTGTGTCGATGACATGCAGAAACAGGTTCGTGGGGTGACTACGTTGGCATCCGGAGAACCGTGCGCCCCACAAGAACAAGAGACCAATGGGTTGGAAAGATTTATGAGTTGTTGTGGATATTCAGACTGGGAACCGTCAGGAGTGTGCACCGAGAACGAGGAAGGCACCGACGCGGCGCTGGCCAAGGTTCGGAGCGTCATTGCGAGCACGGCCGAGAACCCATGCGCACCAGAGGAGACTACGACGCTCTCTGGCGCGGACCCGTGCTGTATCGAACAAGGGGATTGGGCCAGTGTTGGTGGGTGCGTGGATGGGCTACAAAAATATGAACAAACCGTTGTCGGTAGTGCGTGTGCCCCTGATGTGGAGTCTCGATATGATGCATGCGCACCCTGCGAAGGGTCGTGGTCAGAGGCGCCGTGTCCGACGGATTGTGGTTTACCGCGATATGACAACATTCCGAAGACGTGGACCACAACAACACCCGCGGTGGGTACAGGCACGTGTCCAACCGACGCCGATGCCCCACCCGCACCAACGTACTCATGCCTCCCGACGACACCTTGTGTGTGTGAAGGTGAGTACGATATCACATGTCCCACGGATTGTGGTTACAGTGGCGGAGACACACGAACGTTTACACAAACTGGAATAGTCCCTGGTCGCGCGTATGGTGCCTGTCCCGCGAATGAATCGTGTCCGGTTATAAATCCATGTTGTGAGTACACGGAATGGGCACCTTTGGAGACAGGTCGCGAAGCATGTGTCGATGGACAAATCATTCTTTCAAGAACAAAAATAAATCCACTATGCGTCGAGGACCCATCGGTTGATACCAGCCTCACGAAACTCGTTCCGTGCCAGAATTGTGAAGGGAGTTGGTCTGCGTTCCCACCATGTCCAACAGAAGAAGAGTGTGGCTTCGGTGGGGGAAACGTTTACAAAACGTGGACGCCCACGAGTCCCACAGACGAGAATGGCTACGGGGAGGCGTGTCCAACCGGTGCTGCACCGAGCCAGTATTGTCCAGCGACGTCGAGGTGTCCATGTCCCGGGTCTTGGAATGCGTATCCACCATGTCCAACCGAATGTGGTCAGTCCGAGTCGACAGTCACCCGTACGTGGGCGGAAGGGGAAAAGGACCCATCCAAATTCTACAACTCGTGTCCAACAACTTCGAGCACGACATGTCCCGCGACGTCGAAATGTGTTACACCTGATGGAACATATTTCAGTTATCCAGCTGATGACTACTACGCCCGAGTGGCGATTGGAGCCAAAGCACTTACGGGTCACTGGACCATGGCGACTGGTTATCATGAAATTGGTGGCAACGGACCATGGTATTACAGTTTCACATTACCGGAATTAATTTACATACAGGGCATCGGATATGAAGCCCATGAAAGAACGGACGTGCTTCCGTCAAGCTTTGAATGGTATACAATAAACCCCGACGGGTCGTGGAATGGTCCAGTGACAATGTCGGAAATTACGTCGACGAAAGCGAACAACTACACTGCTGCACAATTTCGTGCGAGTAAAGGGGTGCGTGGAACGTTAAGCAAGGGTCTCGTGTTCAAGATTAACTCATATGTTTTGAATCCGAATGACCCCACATCTGGCGACGATCTCGATTTTAGGCTGAATTTTGGCATCACTGGTAGCTACGCAGGTCAGTTTGCTACATAGAAGATTCAATTAAATCAAATAAACTATCCACCATTTTTCGATGTTTCTCACTGTTTATGCGGTCTCTATTTTCGAGAAGATACAAGATGCGTTTGTTGTCATCGGGTTCGCTGTACACGACTTCCCGTGTACGGATGTAATCGGCCACGACGTAGATGATACCATCGAGAAATTCTTCCAAAGCCATG